ACGACGTGTCGCGGCCATCATCATCCGCGACGTGTTGCAGGAGGAGCCCGACGATCTGGTCGAGGGCTATCTGGACGAGATAATGCTCGCGGCCCACAGGATTATACAACTGCCAGCCTATCGGTTCGTGGCCGAAGGCTATGCCAACAATATCGCCGCCGAACTCACCCGCCTCCGTGCCGAGAACGCACGGCTGAGGGAGGCGGGGCAGGCTGTGGTGGATAGCCATCCGATGACGCCCAGCTATCAGATCGAAGCCCTCCGCGCCGCCCTCAAGGAAGGGGGTGGAGAGTGAGCCTCCCCGCCCCTCCTGTGGAGGTGAAGGGACCATGACCCGCGCCGCCAAAATCCCCCAGGCCGAGGTTCAGCGCATGATCCGGGCTGTGGAAAGCGAGGGCAAACAGGTCGCCGCTGTGGATATGCACCCCGGCGGTGTTGTGCGCCTCTTGATCGGCGAGCCTTTCCGGGCCGGTGATCTCGCCCAGGAGAGCGGCGACGAATGGGACAGGCTCATCGCCGCCCAATGAAAGCCGTGGCGACCGTCACCTTGAAGCACCTAGTCAGAGACCGGGACCGGCACGGCAACCTGCGCCACTATTTCCGGGCGCCGGGCCGGCCAAAAGTGCGTCTGCATGGCGAGCCCGGCAGTAAGGCGTTCATGGAGGCCTATGCCGCCGCCCTGGAGGCGCTACAGGAGCCCACCGCCGGTGTGGGCAAGGCTCCGCGTCCCGGCACCATCTCGGCCCTTTGTGTGGCCTTCTATCAGTCCAGCGACTTCAAGCAGCTAGCCACCCACACGCGCTACACCTACCGGCAGATCCTCGACCATTTCAGGGACTCCTATGGGACCGGCCGCGCGGGAACTCTCAGCGCGCCGCAGATCAGCGCCATCCTCGACAAATGGTCCGATCGCCCCGCCCAGGCGAAGAACATCCTGAAGGTCCTGCGGGTGCTGTTCCGGTTCGCGGTCAGCCGCGGACTTGTGAAGTCAAACCCGGCGATGGCCGTTCGTTTCAAGGCCCCGAAGACAGAGGGCTATCGCGCCTGGACCGACGCCGACATCGAGGCCTTCGAGGCGCACTGGCCTGAAGGATCCCGCGCCCGGCTGGCGCTGGCCCTGTTGCTCTACACCGGCCAGAGACGATCCGACGTGGTGAAGATGGGCCGACAGCACCTCACGGACGGCGCCATCCGCCTGCGCCAGCAGAAGGGCGGCCCAGACGCGCCGCTGCTGACCCTGCCGATCCATCCGACGCTGAAGGCCGCGCTCGACCTGTTGCCACCCGGCCAGCTGACCTTCCTGATGACCGCCCAGGGCAAGCCGATGAGCCCCTACGGATTCTCAAACTGGTTCGCGGATTGCGCCAAGAAGGCGGGCCTTCCAGAGCATTCATCGCCCCACGGCCTGCGGAAAGCAGCCGCCCGGCGCATGGCCGAGGCCGGATGCACGACGCTGGAGATAATGTCAGTCACCGGCCACCAAAGCCTGCGGGAGGTCGAGCGATACACCGCCTCGGTCAGCCAGAAGCGCCTCGCGCAGTCGGCCCTGGATCGTATGGGGAACGGGTGAGTGTCCCACCGTATTGTCCCACTCTGAAAATCCCCTTGCACAGAAGGGGTTTTTGAGGGGATTGGTAGGCCGGGTGGGTGTATGTTTAGTGTGTTAAATCAGTGCGTTATAAAATCCCACCGCGTTTTTGGACCCATTGCCCCGCTTGGGTTCCTAGCGTCAGTGTCCCACCGAAGGAGACCAGAAAATGACCATCCCAGACCTAATCGCTTGGCACACCGCCGCGCTCGAATCCGCCGGCCGTGACTCCGCCGTCATTCACCAAGACGCGCTTGAAACCCTCAGATGGTGCGTTGAATTGCCCGCATATGGCGGAGGCGGCCCCCATTCGCGCGCGGCTGCTTTTGAAAGCCTCTTGGACGGGGCGAACGTCATGGCGGAAAAACTGAAGGCCGAGGGGGACGCCGATTTTAGGGAATGGAACGACGGCCTAGAGCGCGACGATCCGGCGTTTGCTCTTTTTGATGGCCCCGACGACGCCTATGAAACCGGCGTAAAGTTCTGGCGCGCCTTTAGCGTTAATGTTTCCGAGCAAATGGGCGACTATGACGGGCGGGCGCCTAAGGTGATCTAGGCCGCCCGCTCCACCTCAAACCGCCCGCGTTTCCATTTCAGATAGTCGGCGGCTTCCTCCAGGCTGAAGAAGGGCTTGATGAACCGGACAGGATCGTGGGCAAACGCCGGGTCGATCACCGCCGCCATGGATCTTGCCCAGTTGCTCTCTTTGAAGCCCTTTTCTTTGGCGTAGTGATCAAAATCCTTATAGGTCCCGACCCTGAACCCATGACAGAGGCGCGGTGGGTCATTGTGCCAGATCGGCTGATAGCCGGAATTGTGCCGATGCCCGCAAGCAAGGATGTGGTCGCGATAGTTGAACAGGGTTTCACGGACCAGAGCATGGGCCGGATTGAACTGCGAGCCGCCGGGGAAGTCATGCCGGCAGTTCATGGTGAACTCGACATCGCCGGGCAGGACAACGCGCATCCGGGCGCCCACATCTTCGCAAAGGCCGGGTAGCTTCTTCAGCCGGTGGATGACCTCGGCAACGTCGCCCTTCTGGGTGTTCCAGGTGTCGTGATTGCCTAAAACCGTGACCAGCCAGGGCAGCTCGCACATGAGCCACTCGATCAGCTTCAGCGCCTGCTTTGACGTGACCTCCTGGTTGGCATAGAGGCCCATCAGGCGGCCAACCCAGTTGTTGGAGGCATCGCCGATGTTGACCGCCATGAACCCCGGCGTGTCCCGGCAGATGCGAACGTCGCGCTCCAGATCACCCCAGGCACATCCGGGGTCGTCGATGTGCGGATCCCCGAAAAATGCAACAGCGATAGGGCCGTCCATGTTGACGCGCACCGTTTGCAGCTTGGTCGCGTCGTTGTGGACCTTGCGCTGGGCGTGCCGTGCGGTCAGTTGAGCAATCAGCGTCTCTGCGTCCGGCTCGCCGTCGTCGGGCAGCGGATCCACGGAAAACGCCGCAGCCGCCCGCTTTGGCCGGTAGTGGCTCTGATCTACGGTCAGGCCGTATTTGGCCTCCGCAGACATCAGGCGATTGCGAACGCTCGGAATGGACAGGCCTAGCCGTTTGGCCGCCTCTTCCCGATAGGTCTTGAAACCTTCTGCTAGAATTTCGTGGCAGACTTCGATAGTCTGTTCGGCCAACTCGCGGGAGATTGGCGGGCCGCTCACGGGCAGGCCTTCAGGGCTATTGCAGCCCGCATCCACCCCTGCCGGCCCCAGTCCCGAGCCGCAGCCTCGCCGGTCAGGAACGCCGCCAGGTCGGCCCGCTCCTGATCGGTGACGGGGGCCACGAGACCACCCTGCACCGGAGGCTCATCCTTGACGGGCTGACAGAGCCGGGGATCGGGTGCGAGGGGCGGCGGAACATCAGCGGGGGGCGAGAGCGTCTGACAACTCGCGAGAGCCAATGACGCTACGGACAGGGCAGCCAGTCGAATCATAGGTAGGCACCTTCTGAATGATGGTCTGGATGGCGGATGCCGATCGGCGAGCAGCAGAGACGCGGGCGTCACATTGCGCTCCGGCCTCAGAAACAGCCCTCAGAGCCCTTCCTTGCTCTTCCCGGCGCAGAGCATCCGCTTGGCGGTAGGAGGCCTCCCACGCGGCGGCTCTGGCCTTCTCAGCGCGGGTTTCGAGGCGGGAGGCGTGGAGGCTGGCCTTGGCGCTATCCAGGCGCAGGGTCTGGACCCCGGCGAGGGCGAGCGCCGCAGCTATGACCGGCGCCCACCAGAAGCGGAGGAGCAGGGCGAGGGTCATAGGTCGAACCAGTCATGCAGGAGGGTGCCGCAGATCGTGCCCACGGCGATAATCAACACGCCCCAGATGGTCAGGCCGATGAAGTCAGCGGCGCTCACTTCGCCACCTTCAGGTTTCCAACCCACACGTCGCGCGGGATTTGCGCCGGGGTTTGCGTCGGGGGCGTGTAGGTCGCCTTGATCCGCTCCAGCTCAGCGGTGACGTCGGTCTGGTTCAGGCTGACCCCGGCCAGGCGCTTGATGGCGTCGGACAGGATCAGCAGGGTGTCTTCGGAGGCGGTCATTTCGGATATTTCTCCCACGTGAGTTCCCAATGCGGTCCGTCTTTGAAGGTCACCCACGAACCTCCCCAGGTGATCGGGACGCCTTCGTCTTTGGCCGCAGCCAAGACGGTCAGCGCCAGCCGGTCATAAAGCGGCCAGTCCCATGAGACCGTGCCGTTGATGACCGGTGCGAGATCGACCGCATGACCCGTCAGGTGGCGGCTGTTCATCGTCTTGGTCGCGCCCTTGGCGAACAGCACCTTTTGGCGTTCGATCGTCCGCAGGCCCTCGAGGACGGTGAAGTCCAAAGGGCTTTCCCCGATGGCTCGCTTGACGACTCTGACGAGATCGGGATGCACGCCCACCAGCCTTTCAAGGGACCGGGGGCCGAGTGCGTAGCTCATGGGCTCACCTTTTCATTAATTGGGGCTTGCCACTGCGCTGGGCTTGCGGCATTGTTTGAGGGCCTGCCAAGGCCGCTGCGCCAACAGCGGTCCAGATTCAAAACAATCGCCCCTCCGGTTCCTAAGGCCGGGGGGGCTTTGCTTTTCAGGCCTTAACTTCCGTGGTTGTCGTGGTCACAACCTGCTGCGTCGGCTCATCGTCCCGCTCGACATCGGCCTTCACGCCGTCCTTCCCGGCGGATAGCCCCAGCTTCATTCCGGTGATGCAGACCAGGGCCACAAGCACCATGAGCGCCGCCGCGATCTGGCCTTGACCGAGCAAGTCAAGCTGCTGCTGCTGCCGGGTTGCCGCCCAAGGCCCGCGCCAGATGACCAGTCCATAGCCGACGAACACCAGCGTCAGGGCCATGCCCGCGCCAAGCTGCGACCAGAACCGGAGCGACCCGGCTGCGAGCATGGCGGTCCATATCCGGCTCATGGCGGCGGAGGGCTCGGAAACAGACCCGCGACCCAGCCCTTGAATCCAAGGATGATCAGGGCGCCAAACATGACGATGGCCCCGATGAACCCCATGCCCTTCGTCTTGAGGTCCAGAAGCCCCTTGACGTCCGCTTTCAGGCGCAGCACCTCGCCGACCAGGCCCGATCCGCCCATGCCCTTGCCGTCTTCAGCGGGTTTTCCGATGGCTGTTAAAAGAGCTTCGTGCTGTGACTTCATGCCGCCGAGGGCGTCCCGAATCTCTTGTCGGAAGGCCTCCAGGTCTTCATGATTCCGCCCGTAGGGGTTGCGGGGCTGCATGGCCATCAGATCAAGCCCGGTTGATTCATGTGCATGTGCTGCCCTATGGTGAGGTCATGGAGACAGAAGGCCAATTCCGGGTGATCGACCCAGAGACAGGGAAACCGCGCCCAAAGGGGACGGAGGAATGGACAGAGGCCGAGTTTCAGGCGTGGAAGCGCGTTCCGTGGTGGCAGAAACGGACCATCATCATTTCCTACCCAAGGGTTAACTGGTTCATTGTCTTGGGTAGCCTTGCGACTATTGTGGCAAGCGCATTTCTACAGACTTTGCGCTAGTCGATTGAGCGGCGATCAGGGCCGCGACTGCCGGATCGGCCCGGAACTTCAGCACCGCCTGCGCCTGCCTGGGGCCGTATTGCTGTTGGATGTAGGCTATCACCGCGTCTGTGGACTGCGGATCGACCGCAAGGCGGGTCAATTCGTCGATGGTGTTTTCGTCGATGCCGAACCGCCGGAGGAACAAACGCCCGCCGTCGAACAGTGCGCCGACAACATCGCCACGCGCCAGCTTGCCGGTCGCCATGATGGCCGATTGTGCGTCGTCCAGATTTTGCGTGTCCGCAAACATGCCTTGCGTCTTGGCCCCCAAACGCGGCGCAATGTCCGTTGCGTTTTCAAAGGCTCGCCGCTCCAGGGTGATGGCGCGTTGGAAGTCGGCGGTCTTTTCTGGTCCAACCAGGGCGGTCAGGCGTTGGGTGGGCTCGCTACCCATTGCGTAGGTTTTTGCAAAACCGGGCGCCGCCGCTGGATTTTCCCCGACTTGGCGTTGTATGGCCCGCCGTCCGGTCGCCTGCGCGATCTGTCGCTGATCGGCATTCATGCCGGACATTTCCGAAACAAACTGGTCGGTATCGCGTCGGGTCAGGTTCTCGCCGGTGTCGGCTGCGCTGATTAGCTTGCTGCTGGCCTCATAGTTGGACAGGGCTTCATCATAGCCGCCAACCTGCGTCCGCGCATTGTTCCGCACGGCCCGCGCCAGATTGCCCAGCAGGCGGGATTGATTGGTCGGCGCGCCGTTGACTTCTGCCCTTTTAGCCGCATCAAACAGGCTGGACGAAATTTCCTGCGCCATACCGATGTTGATTTGCGTTCCGCCGGGATTGTCCAAGGCCGCATCGGCAAGAGTGTTGAGTTGCGCCGCCACGTTCCGCGTCTCGGGATCAAGGCTGTTCATGGCGTTGGCCGCCGCGTCCTTGATAGCCTTTCGGCCGTCTGGCGAGCGCAGGGCTTGAACGGTGTCGGCATCCAGCGACACGGGCTCCATCCGAACCGCGCCGAATTGTTGATCGGCCTGGACGCGCCGCGCGTCCGATATTTCTGCCCGCAGCACGTCGGGCGTCTTGGTCTCGGGCGAAATGTAGGTTTTGGCTTGGTCGCCAATCCGTGTCGGCAGATCGACAGCCCGCTGTTCGGAAAACTGGCGCACCTTGTCGCGGCCAAGTTCGACGTTCGGAACTCGCTTGACCTTCACCGGCTTTGCCGCCGCTGCCCGGATCACGCCGCGCCCGCCTTCGTTGACCACATCGGTCAGGGTCGGGTTGATTCCGACCGAACGGAACTCGTCGGCCGCAGCCCTCATGGCCGCCACGTCCTGCGGGGCCTTTTCGAGCAGTTTGTCCACGGCCTTGTTTTGCACGCGCGGAACCCGCTTCGGGCCGGATACGCGCAAGCCCGTCGCCAGTCCGCCGGCCAGTCCGCCCGCAGCCGCGCCGATCTGTTCGCCAGTCTGTCCGCCCATAGCAAGGCCGACCTCGCCGCCGACTGCTGACGTGACCGCCGGAACCACCACGTTGGCAATCCGCGCCGGAAGCGACCCCGGCAGCAGTGCGCCCGGCACGGCCTGCGCCCCGTAGCGCGTCAACTTGCCGCCGAAGGTCTGGGGAGCATAGCCCCCGCCAAGCTGTTCGATGCGCCCTTGGCTCGTAGGCGCCACAGAGGCCCGCTTCAGTCGCGCCGATACGTCCTTTTGCCCGAGACCGCCCGCCACCGTAGAGGCCAGCAGCGCGCCGCCCTGTTGCACAAGGTCGGTAATCTTGGGAACGCCCGGTCCCTGCATCCGTGAAAGTTGGCCGATGGGAGACAGGGACAGCGCCATATCAGCCATGCTCTGCAGGCCCTCAAGGGCGCCCTTCTTGCCGCTGCGCGCATAGTCTGACGCCCCGCCCACCGGGACAATCGGATTGCCCTTCGCCCCGTTGTCATTGCGGCGCACGTTGCCCTGATAATCGCGGTAGAACGCGCCTTGTGGCAGGGCCGACAGCGCCTTGACATAGCCCGGCGACCCGGCAGGACCGGCCCGCCCCAGGTCAACAATCCTCTGCCCCCTGGCGTCGGCTGCGGTCGGAGGTGCGGGAGCGCGCTTGGCGGGCTTGGGCGGTTGGCTGGCATACCATTGTTTGGCCCCGTTCAGGGCGGTCGCCTCGTCATTCGCCTGAATGTCGAGTGTTCGGCCGTCGGGCACTTGGATGCTGTAGACGGGCATTATCGGACCCCCAGCACTTTGAACTTTCCGGCCGGCGCGGTAGTGGTCGGCGGCTTCGCCGGAACCGAACCCAAAGCCGGGCGAACAATCGGGTTGCCCTTGTCCCTGTTCAGGTTCTTGCGGAGGTTTCCTGCTGCGTCCAGATAGTAGGCCCCCACCGGAATCGTGGCCCGCGACTGGCCCTCCGAAAGGTCAAAGGGATTTTCCGGCGCCAGCCCTTGAGTGCGTGACAGCACCGCCGCTTTCGACCGCTCTATGTTTGTATCAAGCTGTTTTTCGCCCTGATTGGGGTCAAGGTTGCTGTTTGACGCCTTGAGCATCATCAATTCTGGAACCGCAATGCCACCTAGAGCCCCACCCGTCTTGGAGGCGTCCCGCATGGCTTGCAGTTCCCCAAAGGCGTTCCGGGCGTTGATGGTCTCGACATCCTGGCCGAAGTTATATGAGTTCGAACCGGCAAACTTGCGCAAGGCGTGGCCGATCATGCCGGTATTGTCCCACGTCGAACGCTTTTTTAGCTCCTCAAGGGAGCGCACAGTGTCCCGTTCGCGGTCAAACTTGTATTGGTCCGCCGTGTTGGTCGTTTTCGGCACGGCCACCCACAACCCGCCCTGATACATGATCTTTTGGCCGGTCTTCGGGTTGGTCGCCGTTTGGCCTTCGCGATAATCGGTCATTATTGAGCATCCAAGATATAGCCTGTCGGCAGTTTCGATCCACCAGAGCCGCCACCACCCACGCGAGGCGCGAACACCTTGGGCGCCGCTCCAAACTTGGCGACCTTCTTCCATGAGCCGTCCGTCTGGCGCTCATAGATGCCGTCAGGGCCCTCGATGCGTGCCGGCTCTTTCGACTGTTGCAGTTTCAGCGCCTCTTCCGGGGTCGCTTCCCGAGTGCCGACCTTATCCACCGTGCCGTCAAGATTCGTCGAAAAGACATTAGAGCCAACTGCAATAAAGTCCGGGTTATAGGCGACGTTTTTGCCACCGACATATGCCCCTTCACCCTTGCCCAATTTCAATTGCGCAAGTCGCGTTGCGACGTTTTCGCCCCACTTTTCCGGGTTGGCCCTAAACACGAGTTGTTCGCGCGGGTCCGTTAAAACCGTTTTAGCAAATTGCAGAAATTCGTCCTGCTGCGCCTGTTTAGCCATAGCCGCAGAACGCTCATCAGCCCGCCGGTTAAATGACGGGTCGATAAATTCCATCATAGTCCGCCCAAAGTCGTTCCCACCCCTACGCGGAGCCTGGACCGGAGCAGGCATCTGTTGCGGCATTGGCGCAGGCTGTTGCGGCGCAAACCGGCTTTGCATGTTGGGCGCCGCGCCCATGCCCCGCGGCATCTGCGGCGCAAACCGGCTCTGCATGTTGGGCATAGCCCCCACGTCCTGCGGCATCTGCCGGCGCGGAGGAGATGCGAACATTGGATCGAGCACGCCGTCGAAAGGTAGAAACCGATCAGCGGCTTGATAGCCTTGGGCTAGCAGTTGGCGAATATCCATCACCCACCCCCGAACATCTGCATGAGCTTCATAAACGTCTCAGGCGACAGCAGATTGCTTTGACCGCCGCCGCCTTGGCCCATAGGCGAACCGCCCATAGGCTGCGATTGCGGAACGCCCATCCAGCTAGGGTTCCGGCCCATGTAGTTGTTCACAAACCTCGCCCCGTAGTCAGGCCGCTGTTGCGGTTGCTGTTGCCCAAGCTCGCTCGGTTTTCCCATAGGCTGCTGCTGCGGAAACCCGAACAGGCCCGGCGCGGTCTGCGGCGTTGGCCCCTGCATGAACCGCGAGTAGGGCTGGGCGCCGTATTGCATGTTTCCCATATTCGGCATCATTGGCCCCCTTGATAACCAGCCGACATGCTAGTGCCGGTCTGCGAGCCGGTCCCGCGCTGCGTGGCGCCGGCGTAGAGATTGCCAATCGAGCCCAAGAGCCCAGTCAGCCCCTGCGACCGCAGGAACGGGTCCTGATATTGCCGCAGGAACTCCTGATATTGCTGGTCGTTGATGTTCTGTTGGGTCGCCTGCTGCTGGTTGCCCATCTGCATCTGGGCGTTCGTATCAGCGAGACCCATCTGCTGTTGCTGCTGTCCCAACTGACCCAACAGGCCCGCCCCTTGCAGGCCGAATTGCGCGCCCTGGAGCCCCATCTGCTGATTGAAGGCATCCCGCGCGTATCGGCTCTGGATGTCCTGTGCGGCCATCTGCTGGGCGTTCTGATAGCCCTGCGAGCGCAGGCCCGCCGAGGTCGTCGCCGCTTGTCGCAGCGCCGCTTCATTGGTCAGGCTATCGGCCACCCCTTGGCGACTTCCGCCCCAGGCCCCGCCCCGCGTAAAGGCCGCGCTGTCGGCGTTGATCTGCTGGCCGCGTGAACGGTTTATATCAGCCAGGGAGTTGTTGATGACCTCCTGCTGATAGGGGTCCATGTATTGCGACAGGTCGGTCTGGCTGATCTGGCCGACGTCAATGCTCTGCGGCCGGTATCCCATGCCCTGCTGCACCGCGCCGACCGCGTTGCCGGTTGCCGTGGAGCCCTGCCCCGGTTGAAAGCTGTCATAGGCCTGCTGTTGCATCTGGGACGTTCCCGCCCCGAGCTGTCCGGTGTAGGGCGTGGCATTACCTTGCAGCAAGGCCGACGCCTGCTGGAAAGTCGGATTGAACAGGGCCATCGTTTGGGCGTTGGGCGTGTAGCTCGTCCGATTGTTGGACGATTGCTTTTCCTTGCCAAACCCGAGGGACAGGGGCATCAGGTTAGCTCCTTCACATAGACAGTCAGTTCTTTGTATCCAGGCAGCGCCCGGCCCCAGCCCTTGCGGCCGGTGCAGACGATGCGGTCAATTCCATCCCGTCGGGCCTTCGCTTCCGCCTGCTCAAGCATGGCCATCAGTTCGGCCATGTCGCCGGCCGCCAGGATCAGATCCATGGCCCTGACGTATTGCGTGACCGCCGCCGATTGCTGATCCAGCCACAGCATGGCCTCGCCTTTGACAATCGCCGCCTCGACTTCCGACAGGTCCGACCCGTCCGAAACCGCCCGCGCGAGGGTCTCTTGCCAACTCACAGCGCCACCGCGCTCAGGGTGCCGTTATCCGCCACGGTCAGGACAAATCGCGACCCACCGGCCGATGTCAGGATGATCCGGCCGTCGCCAATTTCACAATCTTGGCCGCCGACCAGCACCCGGTCCAACTGCTTGGCCAGTTCCCGACGAAGCTGCGCCTGGTCGTCGGGGCTGTATTGCCTGGACGGTTGCGGAAGGTTCAGCTTCACCGGCTGGACACCGGCTTGGCGTCTATCCGGGGCAGGCCCCACCGTGCAGAGCCACTCAAGAACTCAACCTTCATTTCCACCTGCCGGGCTTGCCAGAGGAAGTCTACCGGGGCGCCCGATATGGTGTAGGGGCCTTTCGTGGTTTCCGTCAGGTTGGGAAATTCCCGCAGGTAGAACGTGACCCGCGACTGGCCTTGGGTTTTCTCATCGGGGATCAGTCCAGAGAGTTGAACCCGCTTGCCGCCAAATCCCATCTCGCCCGGCCATTCGAAGGGTCCGGTCTTGGCGTAGGGATAAACGCCCCCATAAGCCGATCCGGTCTCATGCGAATAGACGTAGCCATCAGCAGCCATCAGATAGGGGTTGTTGGACCCATCCCCGCAGAGGCGCGCTAGAGACCCGACGTTCCAGTCATTGGTGCTGTAGTTCCACGACACATAGCGGTCGTTCTCAGTCGCCCCTGACGAGGGATAGTGCCACCAGACCTCGTTAAACTGGCTGTTGTGCCAACCCGAAACCTTGCTGATCTGGTCGGTGTTTATATCGGAAAAAACCTTGTCCTGCACCGCGCAGGGAACCGGCTGGGTGAACCCGTTGTAGAGATAGAAGCTGTTGTCGGCCATCCAGACGCAGTTGCCGGTTCCATAGGTAACAGGCGAGCCCTTGGACACCGGCCCGCAGCTATCGCCCGCCTTCTGGAAGCCGTAAACAGCAGGGAGCCCCTGATAGGACGCCGCCCACAGGTCTTCCGTGGTGAAGATCAGTATCTGGCCCTTGACCTTCCGCGCGCACATGATGACGCCGTCTGTGTTGAGCGCCAGTTCCCCGGCCTGGTTAAGCGATGTCGGAATCCAGTCGGTGTTGTCGCCCTGGTTCGACCAGACCGGGGAGCGGTTCTGGAAGGCCATCAGGATGGCGTCTTCCGTCACCACGATTCCCGAACAGCCCGTCGGCGCCTCGTCGATCAGATCCGCCGGAAAAGCTGGGTCCAGGTCCCACTGATAGATTTTGCCGTCGTCTTCCATGCAGCCGACTAGCCGGTCATTCCACAGCGCCAGGGTCCATACAGACGCAGGCGTGATGTCAGACGATCCCGTGCGAACCGTGCCGTATAGGCCCGAACCATACAGCCCCGTCCCATATCCCCCGCCGACAAGGGCGGTGTCCCGTCCTGCGGTAAAACCAGCCGGGGTGATGTTGTGGATGACGCCCGAGGCGGTCATCACATACAGACCCGACGCCGTTCCGATGGCGGTCCAAGTGGATCCGCCGTTATCCCGCCAAGACAGGATTGACCGCGCCGCCCCCGAGACCGCAGACGTGCTTTTGACCACCCACCCGCCAATGGGCTGGAGATCGGGATTCCAGCGCACCAGAGACGCATCCAGCCACGCGCCGCGGCTTTCCCGCTCCGTGCCCGCTGCTCGCACCCCGGAGGGAATGGCGAGGTCAACCCACATCAGCCGAAGACCGAGATATTGATGCCGGACGGGTCCTGCAAAGTGTTCCCGGCAGTTCGGAACTGAATGCCCACCTGGGTCGTTGACTTGGTGATGATGCCGGGGTCTTCCGAGGCGATCAGCACCGAGCCGGAATAGACCGGCATGATGTTGGCGACCCAGTTTGCATCGGCTTCTGCGCTGGAGAGCGTCAGAATCCACTTGCCGTTCGATGACTTGGAAAAGGACGTAATCCCCTTCGCATTGGTGAAGGACATCGTCGAGCCCGAGGAAACGCCATAACCATAGGCCGAGACAGCATAGCCCGCGAACGTTCCGGCGCCGGTCAGAACCTTGGTTGCATCCCCCGTCGCAGGAGCCGGGACCAGCCCCTTGGTTCCGCCCGACCCGCTGTCGCCCACCATTGCGTTGAGAATGGCCGTTGCCTGGGTCGCCGTCAGATCAACCGGCGCGCCCGTTCCCGAAGACGCCGCCCGGCCTTTGATGGTGCTTTGCGCCATATCGGTCAGGGTGAAATTGGAGCCCCCGAGGGTGATCCCGCCCGATCCGGTGTAAACCGTCGTTGAGTCATACTCGACCCATGTAATCGCCGTGGTGTTCAGCGTTCCGCCGGCCGCCGACGTGCAGTAATATCGCTTGCCCGCAAGCGTGGACCCGCTGGAGACGTAAACCAGCGCCCCCGGCACTTCCGCATCCCATGCGTCCATGTCCGTCGTGCGCGTCCATGCGCCGGCGCCGGTCGTATAGATTCCATTTTCAGCAGGAGCCATCTGCGAACGAACCAAGATGCGAGACGCAGAGGTCAGCGTGCCGTCGATGGTCTGCTCACCCGAAAGAGTTATATTCGCCGTCGTCGCCCGCGTTGCCGCCGCCTTGATCTTCAGGCCGGTCGCGAGGTTGTCCACATATTGCTTGGTTGCAGCCTGTAGCGCCGTCGTCGGATCGGCCGCCAGGGCCACCGTAGAGGCAAACGAACAGGCCCCCGTGAAGGCCGCCCCTTCCAGCTCTGCCAGTGTCTTGGTCGCCCCGTTGCGCCGGAAGAACAGCCCGCCCGTCGTTGACCAAAGGTCCCCGTTGGTCAGGTTGGTTGTCGGCGCCGTGCCATGCGGCAGGCGGTAGGAGGCATATCCCGAGGCCCCCGCAACCGGCGTCACGCCGATGAACACCCCGGTCAGGGTCGCCCCGGCCTTTGCGGCCATGGTGAACACCCGCCCGTCGATCGCCTCCAGGGTGGCGTTCAGGGTTGTGCCCCAGGTATCGGCCGAGCCGTTGACGACCGGGACCGCCCATCCGTAGTTCGTGGTTGCCATTATCGCGCCCAGCTTTGAAGGGGTTTGTCAGAGGTCTTGCCGCAGATCACCGCGTCGGGGTTGAAGTCAGCGACGTTGTCGAACGGGAACGCCATCGCCAGCGTCCCGGTGATCGGGGTCGCAAGGGTGAACTTCAGGGTCTTCGTGGTGCTGTTCCATGCCCAGCTATTTTTGGGCCTCTGGATCGGTGGCGGGCTGCTGCTGGAGAACACCGCGTCCATGTTGGCCGAGGCGTCCCAGAAGGCGAAGCCACAGGGAGGCGGCCCCGATCTGGACGGCATGTCGATGACGTCTTCCGTGTCTGTCACCGTCTCCGAAGCCAGAGTGACCGTGATGGTCACATTGTCCGCAGCCTTGCTGACCGAGGCAATGGTTGGCCCGGCGTAAATCTTGACCGTGGCGCCCGCCGTGTTGGTGTAGGATGTGAC